GGGCACCCTTGGTCCCGGGGTAGTCAATCGCTTCCTTGCAGCCGCCGTACGGCTCGCTCGCGGCGACCGGAGCCGGGTGGATCAGCCCGGCTGCCAGCGCGAACCCTGCCAGCGCGCCCAGCCCGGCGCTTACGATCCTCACAGGGCGCCCCCCACCAGGAGGTTGCCGTCGAGGATCCGCCCGCCGCTGGTGGCGTGCGCCACCCACTCGGGGCCGTACTGCGGGACGCGACGCCCGAAGTGTATGGCGCAGCCGGTGCAGGTGGCGTCGGTCGCCTGCTCCCACGACACGTTGGTGCCCAGCACGAGCGGCTGGTCGCAGAGAGTGCGGGTGGTGCCACCCGCGTGGATGTGGATTGCCATGATCTTTTCCTCCTTGAGAAGGCGACCCCCGGTGGGCTGCCTACGGCTAGCCTAGCACGCGGGCTGCCGTCCGGCGACCAGTCTGCCCGTCAAAGATTGGTCTCCGAGAATCGCGTACGAACGTACGAAAACGGCCCGCGACGTACGAAGCGTACGACGCGGGCCGGGGGATCAGGCCATGTACCACCTCTCCGCGACGGTGGGGGCAAACACGTCCAGGAGAGCGGTGTGGACGGCGAGGTCCGGGGTGACCTCGCTGGTCCAGGCCTCGTGCCAGTCCCACTCCGCCAGCATCGCCCAGATCGTGGGGTTGGGCACCAGCGCCTCGCACTTCTGCAGCCATTCCGTCATGTCGTACCTCCTTCGTGGCGACCCCTTGTGGGCTGCCTACGGCTAGCCTAGCACGCGGGGCCGTCGCGCGTACTCGCCGGACTCGGCAGACCGGGGGCCGTCGGTCGCGTGTCCTCTCGGAGAGTCGCCGTCGGGCGTACTCTCGGAGAGTCGCGGTCCCGCAGACGCTCCGAGAGTCGCGCCTCGCGGGGACGCGAAAGCCCCCGACCCGTTGGGCCGGGGGCTCGCGGGTCAGTACCCGTGCGCCTTGCACTCCTTCGCTCCCACGCTGTCCGGGTAGAGCCCGGCTTCCTTGCAGCCTCCGTACGGCTGCACCCACGACGCGGTGTCCGCGGGGGCGGGAGCCGGGTGGATCAGCCCGGCTGCCAGCGAGAACCCTGCCAGCGCGCCCAGCGCGCCGCCCAGGAGAAAGTGTTTCATGGTGCGTCCCTTTCGTGGTGGCCCCGCACGGTGCGGGGCCGGGGGTGGTGGCCCCCCGCGTGTGCGGGGGGCCGGGGGTGGGGGGCCACGCTGGCCGCGTGGCCCCCCGTTGTTGCACCTGCCGGTGCCTACGCGGTGCCGGTGTAGGTGGCCCACACCGTTGCCAGCGCGGGGGCCGGTGCCCCCGCAGCGGCCAGCGCGGCCAGCGTGGCGCACACCTGCGGGGCGGCAGGCTTGCCCACGGCCAGCGCGGGTGCGCCGTGCTTGTACGCGGCACTGGTGGCGGCGCGCACCGTGGCGCGTGCGCCGCTGCCAGCGCACCACCCAAGGTGCACAAGCGCGTGCACCGTGGTGGCGTTGGCCGTGCCGCGTGCCCACGCGGCCAGCGTGCGGCAGGCTTGCACGTAGGCCGTGGCCTGCGCGCTGCCAGTGCCGCCACTGGCCATGCGGTACTGCACACTGGTGGTGGGCAGGCTGGCCAGCGGGTACGCGCTGGCCTTGGGTGCGCGCGGGGCGCGCGGGGTGGTGGTGGCCATGGTGGCCCCCTAACTGCTAGTGGCGGCCCCCGTTGGGCTGCCGGTACGGCTAGCCTAGCGGGTGGGTGCGCCGCGCACAAATCCTGGGGACCCACAGGAGATCCCGTGGTCGGCTTCACCGGGTTTTCGGATCGCGCATGGTCCTCAACTCCGAATCACGTATGGATTCTCCATCCGCGATTCTGATTCGCGCATGGATCTACCGATCCGCACATGGATCCGTATAACGAGGTATAACAACTCCACGATGCTATCCTTCCGCGCATGGCCTCCCTATCGTCCACCGCTCTCGCGGAAGGACTGCGGGAACGCCTAGCGGGCAGAGTCGTCCTCCAGCACCATCAGGTGCCCCCGTGGAGGATCTCCCCCTCTGCCCGCGATCCCAACGAAAACCCAAATGCCCTCGGCTTCGCCATGATGGCCGGACGTGGCGCGGGCAAGTCCTTCGCAGCGATGTGGGAGCTTCACCTCACCCTCTCTGAGACACCGAACATCCGAGCGCGGGTCATTGCTCCTACTCTGGGAGACGGAATCGCTGCTGCCGTGGACGGCCCGAACGGACTGCTGACCTTGTCGAAGGGACAGGCGCGCTGGCTCCCGTCCGCCCCCGGAGGCGCGTGCGTCAAGTACCCCAACGGATCGCGCGTATGGATCGTGGGCACGCCGACTGAGAAGGACGTGGACAGGCTCCGTGCTCTGACGAACATTGACTTCGACGTGTTCGAGGAGTTCTTCGCGATCCCGGTGGCCGAGAAGGCGTTCGAGCAGGCCAGTCTGAGTCGTAGGCGCGGGAGCAGACGGTGGCTGATCTCGTCGACGCCTCGCCCCCACCACCTGATCAAGAGATGGGAGAACGACCCGCAGGTCGTGGTCAGGCGCGGAACGTCGATGGACAACAAGCACATTCCGCTGGACTGGCTCCACACCCTCAACACTCTCTACAAGGGGACTCGGCTGTATCGCCAGGAAGTGCTCGGCGAAGTGATCGAGGACGTGGAGGGCGCGCTGTGGAAGGCGAACGACATAGAGAGATCGCGAGTCGCAGGGCCGGGGAGCGCCGTCGCAGCGATCTGCGATCGGGTGGTGGTCGGGGTTGACCCGCCGACCGGGAACGGGACGTGCGGAATCGTCGTGGTGGGGCAGGACGCCGGCGGACACATCTATGTCCTGGACGACCGATCGGTCGAGGAGGCTAGTCCGCACATCTGGGCGGCGCGGGTGAAGGACGCCGCCGACACGTACGATGGAGTAGTGGTCGCCGAGATCAATCAGGGCGGGCAGATGGTGAAGGAGGTGATCAACTCCGCGGGCCACGCGCTCCCGATTCACACGGTGAACGCGACGAAGTCGAAGAAGACTAGGGCTGAGCCAATCGCCCTGCTCTGGGAAGTCGAGGAGCAGATCGTCCACATGGTGACGCAGTCGGTGAAGTTGATCGACCAGATGTGCGAGTGGGTACCGGGGGTTGGAGCGTCTCCTGACCGAGTGGACGCGCTGGTCTGGGCGATGTGGTATCTGAGGTCTCGGCACACGGCGACCGTCCGTGGGAGTATGGTTCCGGCTGGCGGGCCGATCGGGCTCCCTTCGGCCCTCAGCAGCGTGCGGATGGGCCGGTTCTGAGAGGACTGATGGATGAACGTGACGCATGACCTGATCGCGGCGGTGGCTGGCCCAGGATGGAAGTTCGGGCTGAGTCGCATCCTCCTGAACGACCAAGGACTCGGAGTCGTGTTCATCGCCGGCTCTACCGACCCGTACGCATCCTTCGTCGTGAAGAACTCGAGCGCATCTCGGGGTACCGGCGTGATGGAGGAAGGCGAGGTGACGTGGCGACGCAGAGGTTCGTCGTGTCAGTACAAACTCGCGAAGTGCAAGGTCTCCACTGAGACGATGACGTCGTGGTGGGATGAGAGCCTGAAGACCGAGTCGCTGGACGACCTGCTGTGATCACGGTCGCCGTGATCGCCGGGCTGTTCAGTGTCTGGTGGCACGCCAACCTCAATGACGAGGACGGCATGTTCGCGCCGATTCCTCGCCGGCTCTATCGACATCCATGGTCGAAGAAGTGGCTGATGTGTCCGTGGTGCTCGGGCGCATGGTTCGCCATCATCCCCTCCTTGATCCTGTTGCACGACCCCCTGGACGTGGCGATCATCACCGCGTTCGCCGCAGCCGCCATCGCCGGGATCATCGGCATGTACGTTCAAGGAGAATGACGCATGGTCTACACACCGCCCGCATCGCTTGTCCGAGCGCAGCAGATCCAGGCGTGGGGCTACTACGGATCTTACGGGGCGGCGATGGCTGCGGCCGCGACGCCGAAGACGAGTATCTACGGGGCGACGAACCAGTCCTGCGAGGCTGTCGGCGAGGTGCGCTACATCGTCGGGTGGGCCGCAGACCAGATGTCCCGGATGCAGTGGGACGTCTTCGTCGACGGGAGTACGGACTGGGAACTGGAACTGGCCGACGGGCGCACCGTCGTATCCGGCGGACAGGGCACGAAAGAGCACCCGCACGGGAAGGCAAGCGAGAAGGTGCTCCAGTCCATCGGCTGGAACACCGGCAAGGTCCGGCTCGTCACGACGAACCTGTACGTCGCAGGCGAGTTCCACTACGTCTACATGAACAAGGACTGGCGGGTGGTGTCCGTCATCCACCCCGACCAGAACGAGATCTTCAAGGTGGCCGAGCACGTCCTCCGCGGACTGTGGCCCAGCCCGATCGACCCTGACCAGCCGGACGCTCCCCTGTTCGGGGTGCTGTCCATTCTCTCCGACATGGACTGGCTTGGACGACTGAGCCGTGCTCAGTCCGCGAACCGGGTGGGGATGCGCGGTATCCTCGGTTCGGCCGACGGCCTGAACTTCGCCGGAGGCGGAGACTTCTGGGAGGAGTGGGACAAGTCGCTCCGGGCCAAGATGCTGGACCCGACCGACGTGGGGCCGGTGCATCTCCGCGGCGCGAAGGAACTCGTCGAGCCGATGGCATCCGGTCGCGGCATGGGCGGTCTGTCGTGGGTGGTTCCGGACTTCCCCTACGACGCCCGCATCGAAGGCCGTATGGAGGCCATGATCCACCGGCTGGCGTACGGCCTGCCGATTCCCCCAGAGATCCTGCTCGGGCTGAGCGCTCAGTCTCGAGCCACCGCCTTCCAGGTCGAGGAGAACTCGTACCGGGCGCACATCGAGCCTCCGGCCAACATCGTCGCGCAAGTGGCGACCGACGTGCTGAACACCCTGTTCCCGGACGTGGAGATCCTGGTCAAGCCGGACCCGACCCTGCTGCTGGCGAAGAGGTCGACGGTCCAGGACGTGAAGGACGCCTTCGACCGGGGCACCGTCAGCGAGGCCTACTTCAACGAAGTGCTCGGCATCCCGGAATGGGCGGCCCCGTCGGAGGAGGAGCGGGCGCGCCGGATGGTCATCGGCGTGGACCCGACGGAGGAGGGCGGGCACGCGCCGACGACTGAGACCCCCCGCCAACGGGCCGCACGCGCTGATCGTGAAGACCCCAGCGGTGCCCCTGCTGACCAGAAGTCTGTCGACCCCACCGTCCTTGCAGAATGGCGTGGCAAGATCGACGTCGCCACGTTCAGGGCGAGGGACAGGCTGGGAGCCAAGGCCCGCACGCACAAGGTCCTCAGGGACTCTTTGCCATCCTCCCTGTCCAACGACGCGGTGCCTGCTCACGTCGGACTGCAAGCCTTGGAGAGCGCGGGGATCGATGCCGCCTCGGTGGTGTCGGACAGCCTCCTGTTCCTAGGCCCTCGCTCGTGTGCGGGGGACAACCTCGTCGACGGGATCACCGAGCATGTGCTGGCGACCCTGGACAGCACCGACCCGGTGGTCATGGATGACTCAGATCTTGCAAATCTGCTGCAAGGGCTTGCAAATCCCACTGATTGAGCCCTACCCTGCGTCCCATGGACGTCTACGCGCTACTTGCAGCCCTCGAGGACGCCCGTGAGACCCGTGGTTCCGGCATTCCTCTCTCCTGGTCTGAGGTTGCAGAGGAAGTAGGGATCCATCAGGCCGCTTTCAGCCGTCTCAAGCAAGGCAGGCTCCCCGGTCCGCGCTCTTTGCAGGCACTGATGGAGTGGCTGGAGATGGAAGCCGGCGAGTTCAAGGTCGGAGGGAGCATCGAACTCCCCATCGGCGGTCGTAACGAGATGTGGGACGGCGAGGCTGCAACGAATCGGGTGTTCGAGTGGGCCACGAAGGAAGATGGGTCCCTCGATCAGGAGAAGCTCCGTCAGGCGTTCTTCTTCATCGACACTGAGATGGATCTCAACACCCGACAGGCGTACAAACTCCCGTACACCGACGTGAGCGACGGCGGTTTGCACATCGTCCCCCGTGGGATGTCCGCCGTGTCGGGGGGTCACGGTCTCGAGAAGATGCTGGGCGCATCTAAGGCCGAGAAGGAAGCCATCAAGCGGAAGATCTGCTCGATCTACAAGAGGATCGTTCAGAAGTACGACGATTGGCCCGACTGCCCGTACAGCCCCGACGGCACCCGCCCCGAGCGCCGTGAACGCCGCAACGACAAGGATGTGGACAGCGTGGATTTCAAGGACTACTCGCCCGAGCAGCGGGACAAGATGGCGAAGAACGGTGAGGCGCTGCCTGACGGGTCCTTCCCGATCCACGACTGCGCTGACCTGAAGAACGCGATCTCCGCGTTCGGCCGCGCCTCGGACAAGCCGAAGGCGAAGGCGCACATCAAGAAGCGGGCGAAGGCCCTCTCCTGCGACATCGACCTTCCGGAGGACTGGAGCCTGGAAGAGGATGACCTGGGGAAGAAGACCGCAGGCATCATCGGCACCGGCACCCTCTCCAAGTCCGAGGACCCTCGCACTCAGGCGCTGGTGGCCCGCGTCCAGGAACTTCTTCGCGAGGGTGCAGTGGCAGTGTCCATCAAGCACGACCTCCACCCCGAGGTCGCCGAGAGGTTGGCCGCGCTGGAGCCGGGGCCGGACGATGACGACGAGACCGCGATGAAGAAGATGGAGGAGGCGAACGAGATCTTCTTGAACGCCGACATCCGTCCGCGTCACGTCGCCATCGTCGACACGGCTGCATTTTCCAACGCTCGCCTCGCTCTGGACGATGACGGCTACGGCGTGTCCGGCCCGGTGACGTTCGAGGGGATCTACACCGGAGACGTCCGCACGCTGAAGTACGGGTCCCTCCAGTGG